TAGATACTCTTGTGTCCACTTTAACGTCTTCCATAGTTGGGACTGTAGGTATCGTCTTGGGTTTATCAGTTGTGTCCTTAAGTCCTGGTTGTGTCTCTATAGTCTCCCTCAAAGGTTTGTCTTCCCTTTTAATTTCCTCTTGAAGCTTCTTGACTCTTTCAGGTGTGGTCTCTCCTTGGTAATACTCAAGACCCCGCTTTTGTGCTGCGTCAATTGCATCTACAGAAACGCCTAGCTTATCTGCGATTGGTTGTAGTTCTTCTTTATTGTCGTAGTTGAGCACGGTAAACGCCCTACCGTCTGAGTTCTCCCCCAATAGTTCATTCTCAAAGAAAGACACACCATCAGTGGTCTCTCCCGTGATGTCTACGCCTTCTGGGATACTCCCTTTTTCCATGGACTTTAAAACCTCAGAGGGATTGTATCCTGCTAACCTTCTACTGCTTAAGATTGCTTTAGCTACTAGGTCCAGTTGAGTTTTAGCATTCGTCCTTTGCTCATCACTGGGGGGGAGAAACCCTATATTGGAGGTATACTGAGTCAAGAAGTGATCATAATCCGATTTAAGGTATTTTTTAGTTTTATCATAGTTGCTTCTGACAACTCCAAACAAAATCTTTGCGTCTCTTTTCTGGTAAGCTCCATTAGATAGACCTGCTGTGAACGAATCAATTTCCGTCATTACGTCATCAGCAGCATAAGATTTTCCCGCTAGTTTAAACGCTAATACTTTACTTTGAGTTACAAATTCAGGTTGGGTTCTTATTTTTGAAAAGCTAGACCCACCAACAAAAACTCCAGGTTGACCTTCAACAGGGCTCTTAGAATACGTCCGACCTCCTGCCTGAAAGGTTGTCTGGGCAAGCAGTCCTCCTCCTGCTCTCGCAATGCTTAATTTTTCTAAGTTTTCTTTTCGTTCCGCTTGGAGGGTAGCAATGCGTTGTGGTCTTTCTCTTTCTTCTTTTATCACTGCTGCCCTCTCTTCAAGTTCCTTCTTGTTCTCAGTTATAAGACTTTTGAACTCAGTCTTGATCTCTTCAAGAAGCCTTGTGCGCTCCGCTCCTAGTGCTTCATCTAATATATTCTGCTTGCTTTGTAATGTCTTCTCTTCCGGAATATTATAAGTCTTATCCCCTATGGAAAGCGACTCGCCCCCTTTGGTGTCCAAAAGCCTTTCTTCTAGGTCCATAATGAATGAATTGAAATCCCTTCTGAACTTCCCGATCATTTCAATGGTTTTGTTCTGAGGGGCTCCAACATTAAACGCATCTTCCGTTAACTCTCCTTTTTCAAGCTCAACAAACCCTTTGATTAGCCCGTAAGCAGGGTCTGTTTCTTTAATCCCATTGCTTTTAATGAAGTCATCTGCTGTCTTCAACAATTCCTCTAATCCTTGGTTCTGGAAAGACACAAGACTGTTTGTCCCTGATCGCTGAGAAACTAATCTTATCTCAGCTACTCCTCGGTCCCTTTCTGTAGCTTCTCTTTGAGTAACTAAACTGAAGGCGTCTGAAGTCAATACTTGCTCGTCTCGATCTGTTATCTTGGAAATCTCGTCTCTAAGATTGTTTTGGTATTCAATCTTATCTGTATAAGAAAGCTCCCGATACTCTTCAGAATCAAACAGCTTCTGAAACTCCTTAGCCTTCTCATTCTTGATTACGGTATCGTTAGATATTTTTTGCCTACGTTCTTCAAAGTTTTTCTCATCAAGCTCGTCTTGTAAATTGTTGTAGTAAGTATCCCCAATAGGATCATAAGACCTAAGAGGCTCATTACCTACTTTAATGCCTGCATCAGCCAACTGTTCAAGTTTTACTTGTGCTAATGAAGGAGGCATTGAGTTTAGCCAATTTTGTAAGACTAGTTTCTGGTCAGTAGCAGTAAGTGGTCCTGTTCTTGTCCAGGCTTCTTGATACCTAGCATTCCGTTCTTGTTCAGGCATGAGGGCTCCAGTCAGGGGGAGTTGCATATCTGAAATTGTTGAAACCCTACTTAGAGCTTTAGCCGCTTGAGGGATAAGCACGTTGTTCTTATGAGTGTCCGAGGCTTCCTTTGCAATCTGAACACTTGCTCTATTACGATACTCAGAGGTGCTACGCATAAACCCCGCGAGCATCAAAGGGTCAGCCATGGTGTCTTGGTTGTCCTGCTTAAACTGTTCGGTGAGCCCCTCAACAAACTCATTGATTTGCATTGGGCTTGGTTTGAACCCTTTAAGGACTACCTGATCCTCAATATACTTAGCTTTGTTCTCCTCAATAAAAGCCATATACTCATCAGCCTTGTCTGCTCCGATGAGTTCCTTGGCGTATATCTGTGCGACTGGGTTAAGCTCGTATCCTTCTCCGCGAAACTTACTGTTAAACTTCTCCTCGCTCTTAAGGCGTTGTGCTGCTAATTCCTTCTCCTTTTCCGTCATTTGGGCAAAGTCGAGTCCAAACATAGTCTTTTGGAGGTCTGTCTCTGCCTGTTGCGCTTGCCCATACGCTCTGATTGCTGGATTTATCTGCCCTAGCGTTGCTGCTAGTTTCCCCATAGACGTCTGTGAGGCAGGCACAGGAGCTTGAACTGCCACCGAATACTGGCCCGCCTGAAAGGGTTTCCCTGTAATTGCAGGCGCGCTCAAGTTGAAAGGCACCTGCTCACGGGTTGGCTTGTTAAATAAATCTCTGCGTGTCATGGATTAATCAATAGTTGTTGTAGGCGCTGAAGGAAGTTGACTTGTCTGTAAGCGCTTAGCGTCTGCGTAATTCTCAAGGCTCGTCGAGGTTGCACTCAGCATTGTCCCAAGGACGTTAGGAGTAGCGATAGGCTTGTTGATGTTGATGTAGTTCTGTTGTGATTGGAGTCCAAGGTCACGGGCTCTCATCTCGTATGCCTGATCAGCCAAGTATTGATTCTGTTGGATCGCATAGTTGTGCTCCCCTACCTGCCTCTCGAGGTCTCTCATTTCCGCAAGGAAACTTGCAGACCCAAGACTTATGCCTCCCTCGGCAGCTGCCACTTCTTTACGCGCCATGGCCTCCATACTGGCCCGGTTGGCCGCTGAGACCTCCTGAGCGAGCCTGAGCGACTCAGTGGCTTGTTGTTTACGCATTGCTGATACCTGCTGACTGTATCGAGCATTCTCTGCAATCGTAGCTCGTTCCTGAGCCTTAGCTTGCATTGAAGCCTGTTGACTCTGTGCTCCAATTGTGAGCATTCCTTGGGCAAGAGGGCCAAGCACAGACATAGTGCCGACCGCCTGCGCGATGACACCAGTAGACGCTAATGCACCAGTAGTGGCACCGGTAGTCCCGAGTAGCGCTGCGCCTGCTGCACCAAATATAGGTAAACACATAGTTTTTAATTAGGGGTTATAATAAATTCGTAAAAAGGATTGTCAGAGATAGTAACTTCGCGAACAAACTTAGCGCCGCAAAAGCGAAGCCATCGCACAGCCACTTTGTTCTCTTTGAGGACCACGTTCGTGGTGAAGGCATACGGTTGAGACAGGTGGTTCACCCAGTCTCTCGACGCTCGGATAAACTGTCGCTTATGGGTGAGCACATCGTCCGCGCCAAGCATCCAAATGTAACCAGAAGGACCTTCGAGTGGTCCTGAGCCGAACATCGCGAACACCTTGCCCTCACCGTCGAGCGCTGCATACGTTGAGATGTCTGTTGTCAGTGCGAGCATCAGAGCGGTCTTAGGGTTACTACCGAGCAACTCACACTCGCGCACATCGTGAACCCTGAGTTTATCTTTGAGCTCGTGAACGTGCTGAATAGTCGCGCGGACTATCGAACAGTCTCCGTATGTTCTACGCACCATATCTCGGTGACCGTGTGTGGACAAAGGTTTCAAATTCAGCAGACTGGAAGTTACTAGGCATCGCGCCGTTGTTCTCAATGATAATCTCTAAGTTTCCTGACGATGCAAACACAGGAGCCCTGAAGAATCCATCTTTTAGTTCAACGCGGCTCGCTGAGTCATACGTAGCTGGGAATGAATTAGTGTATTGTGAACGCTTATCTGGCGTCACTTTGATCTCATAGTCAGACGTGCGTGTATGATACAGAGATAGATTTTTAATAAACTGCTTAGCAGCTGCGTTAGGGGTCCGCGCTTGGCCTGCTTGAGCCTTGAAGATCTGCTCAGAGAACGTGTATTTACTGTTGAACTCATAGCCGACCCATACAGAAGTCCCGTCAGCAATCGGATCGTCGATCGTCACGTAAGTCGCACTGCCCGACTGTGTTGCCGTCGAGTTGAGCTTAACGCCTTTGTCATTGTATACGACAATATCATTTGAACAGTAATAAGGCGCTGGTGTAGTAGCCGCATCGATTGACGTAATGTTCTCACGCAGTGGACGTTTAGACCCTGAGATAAACGACCCAGGAAACTTGACGTATCCTCCGTAGACAATCGCAGGGCTCCGCATGTCCAAGTGTGTGACACTGTCGTTCACAGAGTTTACAACAGTCGGCGCTACGGTGATCGTGCTTCCGGACGGTGTCAGGGTATACGTAGCGGTCCCTTCGTCTTCCCCGTCGAAGTTGAGAGGTAAATTCAATATGTATGTCTCAGAGTCCGAAATGTCGTCAGTGGCGATCATGTAGAGCGTGGAGTCCATAAACTCAAAACTCTTGATGTGAACATCCATTTCCCACTTAGCCCACGAGCTGAGGACTTTGCGTCCTTCGCTATAGAAATATTTATAAATGTATAACACCTGATCGTCTTCTTTAGACAGGACTGCAAGTGTATTCTCTGACAACGATCCGGAGAACCTAGTGATATCTTTCGGTATATACCGAGGAACCTGCTCAGTGATCGCGTTGGACTCGTAAACGTCTGTGTCTTTGTTTAGTGAGAACTCCCTGATCCCTGTGTGATTACCGAAGTCAAACGGATAGTAAATATACGAACCGACAGACACTGGGTCCGTGTCAGCGTTGTATTCAAAGTTAGTCACTGGTTTCACTGAGACCGTCTTAGGCGTCAACAGCTCTTCACCTTTGAGAACAAACTGTCCATTCTCAGCGAACAAAATGAGATTCTCTTGTGACGCAGCAGCCGCGCTGAGATTAACAACACGCTGCGCCTCTACGACCACATCAATCGGGTCCGAGTCGAGCAGTGTGGTAACTGTGGTCCGTCCAAAGTTATACTCGAACACTCCTGAGTCATTGCGGACTCCTAGTCCGGACTCCGAGAGGATCACGTTGTTCTCACAGATAAACCCTAAGCGGCTCTTGAAGAACACACTGTTCTGGATGTTCTTTCCGACAAACGAAGCGAACGGATTAGTGGTATCGTCCCCAACAAACCTAGGTGCCGTCTTGATCTCATTGATCTCAAACTTGTTTAATGATGTATTAGTAATTAACCTAGGAAGCGTGGAAGTGTCGTAGTTGGTTAGTTGCCCTGGGGCAGACGTCTCAACCCACGCTCCGTTCCCGATATCCTGGCCATCAGTCGTCTCGAACTTAACGTAGTAGTCGTCTGCGGATAACTCTTGGTCTCCACGGACTTTGACTATGAAGCCATTTTTAGCATATAGTGGTAAGTCAGTAATCGCTCCGACTTCCTTATAGACAACACCGAGTGCACCGTCACCGAGCCCATCGTGGGAACGGATCTCAAAGTCTCCTTTGCCGGAGCGTCTCGTTAAAACGATGAGGTTACCGGAGCTCTCAATGTTAAAATCAGCATTCCCGTTGTTGTTGTTGATCCCAGGGAACTCATCAACGAAAGCGCTGGTGTTGTGTGAATTACTATTAAGAAGAATGCCAGCAATAACTGAAGTGTCTGCGTTAGTTGCATGAGAAGAGTCATCTGACGTTATAAACACATTAGTAGTAACTGTCCCTGCTGTAGTTATCGCTTCTCCGAGTTCTAGCGTAACTGTTATCGTAATAGTATCCCCTACGTCTTCACTGTTCCCGATAGTTAACTGAGAACCCTTGTTTCTTATTGTGGCTGAAGCTACTTCTCCTGTAGAGGTGTTTGTTACCCCCACAACTAAAGTCGCGTCTCCACTATCAACAGTTCTAATAACATCTGAGTTATAAGTAGGAGGGAATCCAACGACAGTGTAAGTTTCCCCATTAGTATACCCTTGCCCACCACCAACGATTGACCCGACTGAGCTTAATGTGTATCTTGTGTTTCCCCCTCTGAAGCTCACCTTGGTGTATGTAAGGTTTACCTGTGCAGCCGCTGGGGACGTAGTAGAATAAGTGAGGTCCACTGCGTATTTCTTTGCGTAGTCTCCTTGCTTAACAAAGATCAACGCCTCTTTATCTAAGGCATCGGCACGAGACGATTGGTCTGTCGCTACTGTCTTAGAGCGGTTAACAAGAAAGGTCCCGTCAGAAACAGTAGAGGCCCTGAGAAGCCCACGGGGTGTTCCCACTGACGATGGGATTTCTAGGTAGCTATCAGCTGCTGGGGTGAAGCCACCTGTGGATCCATTGATAGTCGCCTCTTCCCCAGTGAGAACATTGTAAGCATAGAGAGCAGTGCCCTCGTGTATTAATACATACCTCTCTTCTTCACTCCGGTTAATAAAGTGAACAAAACTTTCGTCAGTGATTGCGCCAGTAGTGATTTGGCCGACATACCTAGTGCCGTTTCGCTTTGTCAACCCATCGACAACACTAGACGAAAAGTTAACCTGGTCGTCACACTGACCAGAGAAGCGCGTAGCGTCTGGCTGCTGGCTGACTCCTTGAATCAGGTTAGGTAGCGATGTATTGATTAATGCCATTAGAGAAGGTCGTAGTTGCGGTTAATACCAAGACACGAGGCAACATCGTAGTTATCAAAGATGGTCCTGTCGGCTCCTTGTCCGTCCATCTCTTCAAGGTTGTAGCGTGCTTTGAGTTCATCCCGGAGGATCTGTTGCTCAAGTTCTTGAGACCCTACGACTCGTGTCTGGAAGACCCTTGAGGCTTTAAGTGTAATGTATCTCCTAGCTTGTTCGTGGAGATCAGTGAAATCTAAAAGGAACATCAACCTGACGTCAATGTCGCCTGTGAAAGTGAATGTATTATCTTCACGGTTAAACAACTTGCTCCCACGTTGCACAATGTCCTTAGAGCCATCTAGGGTATCTATGTGCAGAATGTTATCATCGAGGACGATCTCATTGCTAACATTAGGGCTAAGCGTCTGCTTATTTACCGTATTGAAGTGCCATCCCTCTGATTGAACCTCGCGACTAACTTCGTCTAACACGGTGATCGCGGTGACCGCAGAGATAGGTAGAGTGGAAGTAACAGTGATTTGAGTCACTGGGCTTTCCCCAATGTTACCCAGCATCGTATTGACGGCTTCGAGTTTTGTAGTGAGTGGCATAATTTTAAAAATGAAAAAATGCCCCGTCCCCAACTTAATGAGGACGAGGCATGAATTTAGGGTGTGCTATTAAGCAGCAGCAGTTGAAGTGGTGTTAACCACAACAGCAGACTCAGGGCGAAGAACACCAAGGCCCATTGCATACTTAGCAACGAACAAGGTGGACTGACGCTCAATGAGATACTCGGACTCAGTAGCGAGGTCGAGAAGCTTAACGCAACCAACAGCAGACGAGTGTCCAGCAACGAAGCCGACATTGTCATCTTGTCCACTTCCAACTTCGCGAACACCTGAAAGGTCACCATTGTAACCAGCATCATCGTTCGCAATTGCAGTTGCTGAGAACGGAGAGTTAGCTACGTTTCCATCATCAGCGTTTTGGCTACCTACAGCAACCTGAACTCCTTCAAGGTGCGGACTCTTGTAAAGCTTGATACCAGCTACCTCAACAATGCTACCTTTAGCAGAATCAGCAGAACCACTCGAGGTGTCCTTGTTGATTGCTACGTTGTCAGCAGTAAGCAGCTTGTAATACTGGAACGGAGTCAAGATAGCAAAGCGGTCATCAGATGGGACTTCCTTCTCGTCAAGTGAACGAGCACACTCAAAGAGTGCTTCAACAAGTCCGCCAGCAGTCATAGTGTCTGCACTAAGAATCTGAGTTCCTGTGTGTCCTCCAGTGACGTTAGCAGTGGTAGTGAGGCCAGCAGCAAACATTGTTTTAAGGATCTGGATGTCCAGACGCTTAGCGAGTGCCTTTCCGAGCTCTTTTCCGTATATGCTCCGAAGATCGTAATGATTTTTAACTTCATCGATTCTTGGGATAAGAGTCGAAGCGACGAGCATGTCGTCAATGTTAATTACCTTCTCGTTGTGAGCAATTTGGGACAAGTAGTCGCTAGTGCCAAGCAGATCATCACCAGGAATATGATACTTGGCTTCTGCCTTGCCTGTTACTGGGAACTGTGCGCTCTTTCCACTGGAAATCGTGCGAGTCATGATGAGGTCTTTAGCAACATTTGTTTCATCAAACGCTGTAAGAATCTCACCGCTAAATACTTTCAGGAACAGAGCGTTGTCTACTGATGGAGAACCAGCAGGCGCAGTCCGTGCCCCTGTGCCATTCACTTTACCCGGAATGGAGGGATAGTTATCTAGTGCCATAATAATTTTTGGTTATAGTTTGTTTTGTTTATATTGTCCGTAGTCGTTAGTCACCAACGAAACGATCAGTTGTCTGACGCATCAGGCTGAATGTTTATTGTTTGATGTCCTTGGGTTTATTGGACGCAATGAAAGTTTTAAATTAATACTTTGAGCCGCGTTATGCAGCTCCGTATGATTGTGTATACTGTTTGGTTAACACCCTCGCTTTGGTCCTCCTTGTTAGTAGGGTGCCATGTTAAAATGTTCATGGAGGTTTTATCTATATACTCCACCACTCCATACACAGTGCAGACAAGGGGCTTCCCTAAGTCCTGTGCGTGGTCAAGAAATACCACCTTAACGATGTCATCAACTGATGGTTTGTCTATTTTGCTCACTTCTTCTTCTTAATAGAGAGGCCTTTTCGTTTAACTTTGGTTTTATTATACATAATCTTTAGCATTTCCACCGCCTTAGGGCTAACGCCTTCCGCGTAGGACGTCCCTTAGCATCTTTCATAGGCCCCTTAACGCCACTCATACGTGCACAGAATGACCGTTTACGAGGCCCTCCACCGGGTTGAGGTCTCTTAAGCTTACTACCAGTCTTGTTGTTGTAGTATTTCCTCCCCTTTTCAGTAAGGCCCCCTTTCTTAGACTTGTGCTCCTTCCTTAGGCTAACTCCTTGACGTTTCATGGTTATAGTAGTTGTTGAATCCGTTAGCCAGAGCAACACCCAGGCTATCGTGGTTAAGTTTAAATTGATTCCATTCGTCCATGTTGGACCCAAAGAACGGCTCAGCGATCACTGAGGGACATGGAGTAACTCGAAGAAACTTTGAGCCTCGCTCTCGCTTTGTCCGTGGTTTAATGCCTCTGTCCCTTGTTTTAAATTCATTAACAACCACCTCTTGTAGACACTCAGCGATCTCTTTCCCTTTACTGGACCTGTGCCAGTAGAGCATCTCGCTACCATGTGCTGACGTCCCTGCTGAGTTAAAGTGAAGCTCTATGGCTGCTTTTACCTTCTTGTCCTTCAAGAACTTCCCTAGTCGCTCCATGGCATCAAAGTAGTTCTGGCCCGGATATTCACAGACAATCATACTGGGAACCCCGAGCTTGTCTAAGCGCTCCTTCATCGCTTTGGCCACTCGTAGGTTGTAGTCCCACTCCGTGGTTTCATTGTCAACCGAAGAAGCTCCCATGTCTACTGCTCGGCTATGCCCCACGCAGATCGCTAAGATCGGCTCAACATCATCTTGGGGAATCGCTGAGCCACTGAACCATGCACTACAACTCATTCTCTAAGTAGTTAATGTAGTTAAGTAACGAAGAAATTGTTTGTTTCTCGTCTTTGTCAAAGTCGTGGGCATTAAGCCTCTGGATCATTTCGGGTATCCGGCTTGGCTTTAGAGTCGTGCACCCAGTTGTTGATAAGGGTGCGATGACGAGTATACCTGCGATTAGAAAGCTCTTTAGTGTATTCATCTCTTATAGAAAGAAAAAGCCTCCCCAGTGACGGGAAGGCTATTAATAATCTAACGATGGACGCGATCATTTATCTTTCGCTTTCCCTACGTTAAGAGCAAGCCAGTCAACGATCTTGTAGAGCTTAGCAGTAATCGAGTCATCGGTAGGGGTAGGCGTCAATGCCGCGATGGCTGAGGCGGCCGCAACGATAGCCGTAAAGGTACTGATAAGGGCGTCTTTGTTGTCTACGATGTAGTTAATTATTGTGCTCATGATTTAAAGAACGTCAGAGATTGCAAGGCGTCTTTGGATCTCTTCACGATACGCAGGATCCCTGTTATACCTAGGGTCACGCATAGCCATACTGACTTGCTGGGATGACCCAAACGGAGCCACTGCATTCCCTGAAGTGTTCCCTTGGACAATCTTAGGTGCCGCTCCACTGGCCGCTTGATACTGGGAGTAGAGCCCTTGGACTGCTACCTTTGCCTGCTCAATTGTGCCTGTCTCCACGATCTGGTTGAACGCATCTAACGAGGCCTCATCGAGTGCCTCTGTGGCCCACTCAGCCATCGCCGTGTAGTTATCTTGTCCTCCTGCGATCTCGAAAACAGCAGCGGTCTGACTCTCAGCGATTGCTTGCTGGCCCGCAATATACGACTCTACAAGCTCACGGGGGAGTCCTGAGGCTTCCAGGTTCTTGAAGGTGTCGTCACTAAGAGTCCCTGATTCCATGAACTCCTCAGTGGCTTGGTTGATCGATTGAAAAGCCTCAGATGGCTCCTCGGTCTCAGTGGGCTCCTCAGTGGGATTCCCAAGCTTTGATTCAAGTTCACCATAGGCTTTCGCCATTTCTTCGGGGTTTGAAAACTTCTCAGGAAGCCATTCTGGGCGCTCCTGTGCTTGTTCCTCGGGCTCTGACACTAAGCCATCCCCAAGTTCTTGTTGTAGTGCCTCCTGCTTGTCATCCCAAGCTTGGGCCATTGCTTCTGTGTTATCAGCTGCTTTTTGTTCTTGCACTGACGGGCTTACCATCGTGCTGGTTTGTAGTTCGGCCATTTATTAGTTATTCGGGTTCAGGTGCCCCTTGTTGCCTTTGTTGTTCAATAGATTGGTCAGAAAGGGCCTTGATGCCTTGTGGGGCTATCTGCTGAAGCATCGCCATTTGTTGAGCTTGTTGTTGTTCAGCTTGTATCTCCTCTTGACTCTTAACGAGCCCAGCGGTCTTGATGCCCAATGAGGTTGCCCGCCTCTGGAAATATTCACCAACATTCACAAACTCAGCAACAGCTTGTGGCCCTACCACTTGTGCTGCCCCTGCAAGGAACAAGTCAAGCTTCTGTAGGTCGTTCCCTCGGCCTAGTGCCTCGACCCCCGTGATGATCACTGGGCTCACAACGTCCTTAGGGAGGGCAGGGAGCTTCTTCTTGCGCTTCATGACGTCCATGAGCCTGTTGACAAAGGGCATCTGCATCTCAGTTGACAACAACGAATACAACCCTCCTAAGGCTGACTCGAGCTCTTGGGAAAGCATACGGATCTCCTCGGCGGTGACTCGCTCAGCATTACGCACAACACCCGAGGTAAGCAAGAAGGCAGCACCAAGTCGGTCAGAGATCACTTGGATCGACGCTTGGGCGGTCCTGAAGTCGTTCACCTTGTTTAGTTGTAGTGTTGTTACATCAGCAGCGTTTCCTTGGACAATAGCGCCACTAGGGCTCTCAGCCAACGTCCGGGCCCGTGTAGTTCCATTCGGATTAACCAGGAACATCACCTTGGCAGCCGCCGCTGATCCCTCAACGATGGCCCGAGTGAGTCCCTCAAGTGACTGTAGGTCACCTAAGTATTCTTCGACGTAACCACGACCATAACTCTCTCCGTCAATCCGGGAGAACCTAAGCGGGATGAATGGGTTCTTGTCAGCCTTAACGGTTCCCCCAGAACTTGGCAATGCGACCCCGTTGACATCCTGGTAAATCACAAAGTTGTCCCCTTCCCGGCAAGCAGCTGTGTAGAGGTGAATCTCGTCAGTGGGTTGGCCTCCAGAGCTCGCTAAGGCCTCCTTGACCTCATCATCAACTGCCTCATAACTAAGGTTCTCTTTGGTCGCAATGTGCAGCACGTTACCCATAGGGTCTCTGTCGATCACAAAGCGGTCCAAGTGAAACACCCGGATGCCTCCTTCGTCAGGTAAATACAACAACACATTACCAGTCACGATAAGATGCTTTAGGGCAGCATGGATAGCAGTCCGGTAGGCCTCACGGCTGATCTCACCCATGACTGACTCCTCGACTTGTTGTAGACTGGTTTCGATCTCAGAGATCAACTCTTCAGGGGCCCCTTCGTTCGCCAGGGCATACTTGTCAATGTTTAATCTAAAGAACGGGGCGTTAGGCGGAAGGAGTGCTAACAGTAATTTCGAGGCGAGGTTATTTACTCCGCGAGCCCCAACGCCCTGAAAAGGTGTCTCAAGTCTGCTATGCGGTCCGTGTCCCTCTTCAGGCATCACGTAAGGCAGTGTTAACTTAGAGCACGACCTGGCGCGGTCTAAGTATTGGTATCGCTTCCCTTCAAGGGAGTCATATACGGATTTAGCAGTTTTAAAATTCATGGTAAGTCCTCAGTAGGTTGAGGTTTGATTGATAAGAA